CAATGATTATGCTGATGAAAGAAGGCATAGATAACTGAATACAAGAAAGAGACGAAAGCCTCAGTAGTTAAGAAAAAACTACTGGGGCTTTTTTTCGTGCCTAAATTTCTCAGCCAATAACTGCGGGCGTATCCCGGCAGGATAAAGGCGGAGCAGGCATGATCCTAAACAGAGGTCCGCCTTCTGGATTTGAAACGAGCAACAAGATTTCAAATTCAGGAGGAACGGATATGTATATTGAACACCCATATTTTTACGAAGGAAAGTATTACGCAAATATTGATGGAGAAATGATCGAGATTACAAAAGAAGTTGCGTATGCGATGAATAATTTTTACAGAAGCAGCAAGGCAAAAAAAGTTGAGATTAAGAATGAACTGGGTGAGGTTGTGGATAAGATGCTGAGAGAAGTACCTTACAGCGGTCAGTCCATTGATGGAGAAGGCTTCATGATTGAGGATTTTCCAGATCTGAACTGTGATGTGGAGCACTGTGTACTGACAAAAATGGAACAGCAGGATATTCACACAGTGATCAATCAACTGAACTCAGAGGAACGCATGATTATTTACGGCATTTTCTTTGAAAACAAGACACAGACACAGATGGCAGAGATTATGGGGATTTCCAGACAGGTATTAGCTTACAAGCTGAAAACGATCCTTAATAAAATGCGTGAAATGTATATGAAAAAATTTTTTTAAAAAATTCGGAAATTTTTTTGCATCTGTCGAAGTCATTTGACTTTAGTAATTAGAGGAGCTTTAAGGACTCCCTAAAATGCACCATGAAAACTGAATATCCAATAATAACTGACGTGACATTTCATACAGTGAGCACGAGGAAGATGCCGCTATAGGATTATAAGACGTAAAAAACTTTTTTGAGCTAATAATACTGCGAAAAAGCACTGACCAAAGCCAGTCGGCAGACTGGTGATGCGATGACATGTGTGAGATGCGATACACTTGCAGCCCCTGAGAAGTCTGTAACTGGTAAACCTATGAACTGCCAGAGCCTGGAAACGAGAGTTTTTGGGTTGTGGTCCGGAGTATAGCATCCGGGCAGGTTATTATTCCCTCCCTGCAGATGCAGGAGTAACGATTCGGGGTATCGAGGATAAATAGAATCGAGCGAGCACTGTTTAATAATCAAATTGGCTATAGAGGTTATGCGGCAGAGCTTTCCGTCTTGGAAAGGAACTCTGCCGTATCCCTGTGGAGCCAATATAGCGCTATGAATGCTTTACAAATTAAAAAGATTGGAGAGATGACAAGTGACGATTCGAAGAGGAGATATCTTATGGGCGGATCTCGGTATGTTCCCGACAACTTCGGTTCAGGGAGGAGTAAGACCGGTGATCGTAGTAAGTAACAACAAAGCTAATACATATAGTTCAGTCATTACAGTAGTTCCGCTGACGTCAAGAATATATAAGAAGCGGTATTTACCAACGCATGTATTTATCAGTAAATACGACATGACAGGGATCCGAAAAGGAAGCCTGGCATTGGCTGAACAGGTTATGAGCATTTCTACAAAATGCATTATTGAGAAATGCGGAAGAGTAAATAAGTGGAGCCTGGATCGGGTACTGAAAGCAGTACGGATTCAGATGGGAATGGAAGGAGAAGGTCATGACTGCGGAAGAATATAGAAACTATCTGGAAACGGATTTTGATGATGTAGATCTGAAGGAATTGAAGGACATCCGAAAAATAAGGATTGACCGGAATCAGACGAAAGAAAAAAGAATAGCTCAATATCTCAGACAGGTGGGAAATCCCTATCTTGTCTGTATAGGAAATGTAAAAGTGAAAATACGGTTTGCAAACAATGGAGTATCTTTTGAAGATGCATTTGAGGAACTTTTGCTTTCTGTATAAAAAGTGATGGTAAAATCTGAAGAGTTATGTTAATATGGAGGCGAGGAATTCAGGACTCCTCATTCCAATCAGGACAAAATCGACTCACCCTCTGGGTTTTACCAATGTTGATGGAAAGGTAAAACTAAGGAGGATGAAGATGAATCATATTAACAATTCAAAGAAAATCTATCATGCAGCCATTTATGTTCGTTTATCGAAAGAAGATGGCGATGTTGCTACTGTTGGAAAGCGTGAAAGCAACAGTATCTCAAATCAGAAAGATCTGATAAAAAATTTCCTAAAAGATAAAAAGGATATAGTTGTTGTATCAGAACGGGTGGATGACGGTTACAGTGGTTCTAATTTTGAACGTCCTGCATTTCAGATGATGCTGGAAGATATCAAAAAAGGAATTGTGGATTGTGTTGTCGTAAAAGACCTTTCCCGTTTTGGACGTGAGTATATTGATGCCGGAAAATATATCGAAAGATTATTTCCGGCACTTGGCGTGCGGTTTATTGCGGTCAATGATCATTATGATAGCCTGGAAGGAAAAAGTCAGGCAGACGAAATCGTGATTCCCTTCAAGAATCTTATTAACGATGCATATTGCCGTGACATTTCTATCAAAATAAGAAGCCACCTGGAAGTAAAGAGAAAAAATGGGGAATATATTGGAGCGTTTACACCGTATGGCTACCAGAAAGATTCAGATAATAAAAACAAACTGGTGATAGATGCATATGCGGCAGGTATCGTCAAAGAAATTTACCGCATGAAATTATCAGGTATGAGCCAGACAGCAATTGCCAATGCATTGAACAAACAGGGTGTTCTTTCGCCAATGGAATATAAGCACAGTCTTGGAATAAGGATTCAGGATAATTTTAAAACACACGAACAGGCAGAATGGAGCGCCATGTCGGTAAAAAGAATCCTTGAAAATGAAGTATACACTGGAACTCTGGTGCAGGGAAAAAGAACAACACCAAACCATAAAGTAAAAAAATTGATGAAAAAGCCGGAGACAGATTGGGTTAGAATTGAAAAAAATCATGAGGCTATCGTATCAGAACGAGAATTTGCACTGGTGCAGAGATTATTAGGGATAGATACAAGGACTTCTCCGAACGAGGAAAAGGTATATCCATTATCTGGACTTGTGGTTTGTGGAGACTGTGGGGCAATGATGATCAAACGGGATGTTCCGGCAGGAGGAAAGGTATACGCTTACTATATCTGTTCCAGACATGCGGCTACGAAAGCGTGTGCAGCACACAGAATACCAATGGGTAAACTAGAAGAAACAGTATTGGAACTGGTAAAAATCCATATTGAAAATATCCTTGATATGAAAAAAATCATGGATTTTATCCATGAAGTACCATTTCAAGAATTGGATATAAAAGAACTGGAAATTAGAAAAGAAGTAAAAGAAAAAGAAGCCGTGCGATGCCGGGAGTTAAGAGATTATCTATATGAGGATTTCCGTGAAGGAATCATTTCAAAAGAAGATTATAAAGAGCTTCATGACGGGTACACAGAAAAACGGAAAAAAGCCGAGGAAGCAGTCCGAAGCATTGATCAACAGATCAGTGAAGTCCTGGAATCAAAAAGTGATAAATATCATTGGCTGGATTATTTTGCCGAGCATCAGAATATACAGGAACTTACAAGAACGGTTGCTGTTGAACTGATTGACCAGATATTAGTATATGACAAAAAACATATTGAAGTCAGATTTAATTTTGATGATTGTTATCAATCTCTGTTACGGCAGATACAGTCGGTGGGATGCGATGTCAGCACAGGTATGGACGGAAGAATAGAAATTCAAAAGAGGGAGGTCGTATAAATGGCTCGAAAATCAAGAAAAGTAGATTATGTGAATGTTGGAAATAAAGAAAATTTGGTTACAGAAGCTGAAAACCAGTGTGAAAAAGTTTCACATGCAGCCCTTTATGCAAGGCTTTCCTATGAGAGTGAAAAGAACAGAGAAAGAAATACGATAGAAACGCAGATGGTTCTGCTTCATAATTTCGTAAAAGAACAGAAAGATATCGTGGTTGCAAAGGAATATTATGATATATCTAAAACCGGAACTAATTTTGAGAGAGATGGTTTTAATGAGATGATGCAGGACATCAAAGAGGGAAATATTGACTGTGTTATTGTTAAAGATCTTTCTAGACTTGGAAGAAATTATGTAGAGGCAGGAAGCTATATTGAAAGAGTGTTCCCATTCTTTAATGTGCGTTTTATTTCGGTGAATGATCATTATGATTCGTTCAGAGATGACATAAGCCTGCTGATCAGCATGTCAAACGTGTATAATGAGTTTTATTCCAGAGATTTGGCAAAGAAAATAAGAAGTTCATACCGGACGAGCTGGGCAAATGGCGAATTTCCTTCCGGTCAGATGGCTTATGGTTATGAAAAAGACAAGGATAATCCTCATCAGCTGATTCCAGATCCGGTAGCAGCACCAGTGGTGAAAAAGATATTTCAGTATTTTATTGATGGAATGACTTATGCAGAGATTGCCCGGAAATTAAATGCGGATGGGTATCTCTGCCCGAAAGCCTACAAGCTGGATAAAGCAGGAAAAGCAAACGAAAAGTCAGCGACATGGACATGGAGTGGAGGAACAGTCCACAAAATCCTTGAGAATCAATATTATGCCGGTGATAGTGTGCATAATCAGTTTACCAATGATTCCTGGGCAGCACAGAGACAGAAAATGAATCAGAAAGAAGAATGGATCATTATCAAAAATACCCATGAGGCACTTGTGAGCAGAAAGGATTTTGATGAGGTACAGGAAAAGATTGGTCATATCGTAAAGCGGGTTAATGAAGCTCGTAAATCAAATGGCAATAATGTAAGAGACTTCAACTTTTTCAAGCAGAAAATTGTATGTGCAGACTGTGGAAAAACCATGTATTTATATGGGAAAACAAAAGGCAATCATCGTAGGTTTTACTGTGGAAATAATAAGCTCCACGGGAAGTGTACGCCACATTCTATCACTGATTTGGAAGTGAATGATTATGTACTGCGTGTGATACGTGCACATATCAATGTATATGTTGAAAATGTAGATTTGATTCGGCGGTTGAATCAAAGACAGGAAAGCATTAAAAAATATGATGTGTTTAACAGGGAAATCAAGAAATGCCGGAAAGAACTGGAAAAAGTGGCAGTACACCGGGAAAGATTGTTTGAGGATTATGTGTGCCGTATTATTGATGCAGAGCAGTATGAAACATTTTCAAAGCAGGATGCGGAAACAGAAAAAGAGATCCAGAATAACATGGAAATTTTATTAAAGCATCAGGTTGGATATGAAAAAAATTTTCACACAGAGGAAGAATGGGAAACATTGATCAATAAATACCGCAATACGAGAACGCTGACAAAGGAAATGGTCAATGCTTTTGTAGAAAAAATCGAAATACATGAAAGCGGTTCTATTACGGTACGTTTGGTGTATGATGATATGTTGGAAGAATTAAGAAAATATGCAAAAGAACGGGAGGCTGAGTTATGCCAGTAACAGAATGTATCGCTGTTTATATCAGACTTTCGTCGGAGGATAATGATGTAGATGGCAGTATAAAAGCCGAAAGTAACAGTGTCAGTGCACAGAGAATGCTGATAAACGAATTTATCAAAAAACAGGACGAATTTACTAACTGTCCAGTAGTTGAATATGTAGACGATGGGTACAGTGGTACAAACTTTAACCGTCCTGGCTTTCAGAGGATGATGGAAGATGCAAAAGCAGGACGTATAAAAAGTATTGTTATAAAGGACTTTTCAAGATTTGGAAGAGATTATCTGGATGTGGGGAATTATCTGGAAAAAATCCTGCCAGTCCTTGGTATTCGAATTATCTCAATTAACGATGGCTTTGACAGTATCAATTCCTCTGGTTTTACTGGAGGAATGAGTGTAGCGTTAAAAAATATGCTGAATGCAATGTACAGCAGAGATTTGTCCAGAAAAGTTCGTTCTGCTATGAAAACACATGCTAAAAACGGTGAATATATGCCGGCTTTTCCCAAATATGGATATATTAAAGATCCAGAAGATAAGCATCATCTGGTTATAGACCCAGAAGCGGCTGAAATAGTGAAACTGATATTCACAATGGCGGCAGATGGAAAAACAAAAGGACAGATAGCAAAATATCTGAACGAAACCCATGTGCTTACATGCCGGGAGTATATGTGCAGAAAAGGTATAAAAATGCACAGAGAAAACGAAAAAGAAAAGAAACTCTGGTCAGTCACAACCATTTCAGATATGCTCAAAAATGAAGTGTATCTTGGAAAAATTATTTGGAATAAAAAGAGAGTGGCAAGAACAGGAAGCAATAAATTGGTTTCCAATGATAAAGAGGAGTGGATTGTTGTAGAAAATGCACATGAACCAATTATATCCGATGAATTATTCCGGAAAGCAAATGAGAAAGCGTTTACTAACCAGAAAAAAGTTCTTGCAAAAAGAGGAGTAGCCTGCCCTATTTTCTTTTGCCCGACCTGTGGAAGAAGACTTGGTTTTACCAGCAGAGAGACTGGGTATCGCTGTATGCAGGCACATATCAGCGGTCTTAGTGGGTGTGCGGAAAGTAAAATGGACAGGAAAGAAGCAGAAGAAACAGTACTGGATGCAGCCAAAAATATGGCACAATTTATTTCGGAAAATCTTGAGAAAAAGAAAAGTGAATGGCATAAAACAATTTTGAAAGAAGAAAATATCGCAACACTGGAAAGTGAAAAAAAGCGACTCTCGTCAAGAAAGATGAAACTGTATTCTGATTATCGTTCAGAAGTGTTGGACAAGGAAGGGTATATGGAAGAACTGGAAAAAACGACTTCTCGTATTTCAGAAATCACTTTGCAGATAATAGAATTGGAGAATGAGATTGCCACAGCGAAGAAAAAATGTGATGAAGCAACAGAAAAAGAAATGGAAGTAAATGAGATTGCAGCATTGCAGGATTTTGACAAAATACAGCTGTCGAAGATTATTGAGAAAGTCTTTATTTATGGACCAGGACGTATGGAGATAAACTGGAAGATGGATGACATTTTCTACAAAGAAGAAAAAGCATAAACTGAATAAGATTGTTCGCAGGGAGCATCACTGGATGAAAACAGTGGTGCTTTTTGCGAATTAAAAGCAAATTTTTTTTAGACTTATATTGACAAAAGCAGAGTTTTGCGGACTTACGTTAAAGGATATAGACTTGGAGAAAAGAACAATCAACGTGAATCATCAGTTACAGTATGTAGGGAATAAGGGAAAGTACATAGAAAAAACAAAAACTGAAGCTGGAACACGAGTATTGCCAATGTCGGATGAAGTTTATGCAGCATTCAAGAGGGTAGTACAGAACAGAAAGAAACCTAAAGTCGAGGAAATGATAGATGGTTATACAGGTTTTCTGTTCTTGGATAAGCGCGGGAAACCAATGATGCCTTATCAATGGGAAAAACGCTTTCAGCATGTGGTTGAGAAGTACAATAGAATTTATCGAGTGCAACTTCCAAAGATAACACCGCATGTGTGCCGCCATACATTTTGTACGAATGCGGCAAAGAGAGGAATATCTGTAGAAACATTGAAATATTTAATGGGACATACAGATATAAGTGTTACCTCAAATGTGTATACACACCTTAAGTTGGAAGATGCACAGAGAGAAATGGAGAGGCTTGAAAGGATAGAAAAAGTGTGCCAAGTAAGGAAATAAATGGCATAGGGAAAAAGTACTAATGAGTACGAATCGGGTTTATACCTAGATTTGTACTCATTTTACTTACCGAGATATGGTAAAATATGCGATTTTATGCTAGGATAGGTACACTAGGTTAGATGTCGTGAAAGTGTGATAAAACCTAGGAAAAATAAGGATATACAAGGAAAAACGAAGATATGCAAGATAAAATTAAAGTGCTCATGGTTTGCCACGGCAATATACTAACCTTGATTAAAAATACTTGAGTTTACAGTGTTTTGGGGATGTTACAGTAGATTTTACCAACGATTTACCAAAGCTATTTGAGTAGTGGATAAACTACTCAGGATATGTAAAGAGAAGTATTATAAAAGAGTCCTAGCAAAGAAAAATCCGCAATTTAGCGGATTTTTTTAATACGTTCATTAAATAAAAGCAATCTGTTAATCTTATCATCATAAAATTCTTTTTGCTGTTCAATCACAGCTTTATCATTATCCTCATAGGAAATTAAATCCATCTGTTGTTTACAATTTAGATAAGAACAAATAGCTTCATTTATTTGTGAATCTTCAAATGTCATGTGTATGCTGCTGGGGATGTAGTTGCCATCTTTATCCTTATCAGCAGATATTTTCAATGAAGATTGTTCATTAAGCTTCATAACCAAAGAAAGAACATCACTAACGGTATTAATATCGTAATCAAGAAATACAGTTACGCTAATGCCAAGAGCTTCAGCTATTTTTTGAAGTTGATCTGGTTTTGGATTGCGTTCACCGCTTTCATATTTCTTTATGGTAGATAAATAAATACCGGACTGTTTTGATAATTCGTCCTGTGTCATATCTTTTAATTTTCTATATTTTTGAATTTTACTTCCAATTGAATGTCTATTATCCATTAATAATCACCTCAAACAAATTGATATGAATATTTTAACACAGAGTTCACAAAAGTGGTACATTATTTTGAAAATATATTGACAACCACAAATGTGGACTATATAATAAAAATGCGAACAGACCACAAATGAGGACTAACATAAAAAGAATAGATATGTTGAAAATACTTCTTTTGGCGAAGTTCAAGGATTCAAAATTTTGCTATATCATAATCCTGCGAGTTGCAAAGCAGCTCATACAATTGAATAACAATTACAGATATAGTGATAATTCCGGTTCAGATACCTGATGGAAATCAAATATACTTGCGAAGAGTGCTGAAGGATTGAGAAATGAAAGTGGAGCGAGTAAGGGTAGTCAATACTGTTGCGGAAGGATAATAAACTATGAAGGTGTTCAAAGGGAACTTCCTGGCTCTCAAAAAGGCGGTAGAGAGGATAGCATTATTTAATTTAACTTAATGCGTCGTAAACGCAGATGCGGCTTATCTGTAATTCCTATGTGTGCAGGCAAATGGGAAAAAAGCACACCTACATGGCATGAGCCGTGTAGAAAGCAGGTAAGTAGTGAATGGAATTAACTTTTAAAGGTGTGGATATAAGCACTGAGGAAAAGTTCGTCAGCTACATTAATTCACTGAATACAGCGATAATGAAGCAAAATGCCATGAATGAAATCAAGCAGGATTTATATGATGTTTCTTATTTGAAAAAGCGTTACCGAAAGATTGTAGCCAAAAATGAGAAAGCACTATTTATGGCAGACCACGAATGTTTGAAATGTGTTTATTTCCAAAGACTGGCACGAAAATGTCAGGCAAATTGTAAGTGCCCCTTAGAAGAATCTACAGAAGGAGGCGTATTTACATGAAGCTATGCTGGATTGTTGTGTTGGTCGGAATAAGTATCATCCTGGTTTTTCTATATTCATTAGTTGCAATGTCGTCCAGATCAGAGAGGTTTATTGAGCAGCTTATGGAAGAGGAAGGGAGAAAAGGTACAGATGAGCAGGATATGGAAGCAATTATTACGGAAGGGAAGGAGAGACAGGAACATGAATAACAAGTTAGAAGTAATCGGCATTGATCATGGCTGGTCAATG